GATCAAAAAATCTTAACTTAGGAAATTTGTTTAGTGGTGCTCAAGGTGGAATAAAAGTGTTAAATAATTATAACTTAGGAGACTTTCTTCCTACTGATGGAATCTTTTCAGGATTTAATGAGGTACAAAAAAATGTTGGAAAATTAAATGATAACCAAGGGTTTGATTTTGATATAGGAAATAAACAATTACAATATAATCAAGAACTTTTTGGTGGTAACTTAGGACTAAGCGCTAATCCTAATAAGTTAGCAATTATGTTTAGTAAAGGATTAGGTGCATAATGTTAACGATGCGTGATTGGATATGGGTAGCCTGCATAGTAGGTGGTATAGCCTTTACAAACGGGATGCTTTCATCACGGGTCACGGCTCTCGAATCACAGATAAAAGATTTAGATATGTTACGTATTGATGCAAGACTAGCTGTCATTGAATCACAAGTCATACAAATAAACGAAAAACTAAATTAAGTTTCTTTTCTAGTATCTTCTATACACTCAATAGAGAAACGAAAGTATTGATTCATCTCAAACTTCTGCCAATTGCCAGCGATTGTTTCGCATTGTTCTTTAGGCATTGGTTCTTTAAGCACCATTTGATTACCTGTGTACACCCAGGTGTCACCATTATAGCCCCACAAACTTACAACTAATATAAATGTTTTAATCATAAGAGGATGATAGAATTAAATTGCACCATTTATCAAGTTCTTTTTCTGTCATATCGCCTTTCATTAAGTTATATCTATAGCAAACAAGTTGAATATTTGTCTTAGTATAAAATTTTAAATCATTATCTATTCTATCAATAGATATATTAGTATTAACTTTTCGTTGTCCTTTTATATGAGTAAGCTTTACCCTAGTTTTTGCACATCTGTAATTTTGTTTTTCAAATAGATCTAGTAAATCATCGACAGTTAAATCAGGATCAACAGGATGTCTATTTTTACTTTTAGGATTTTGTACATCTTTTAACCAGTGGTTAAAAAACTTACGTGGATCTGCGCTAATAATTGCTTTGTCATTATCTCCTTTTCCATTTGCCCATACATGTTTGTTGTGGTTACTAGAACAAACTTTACACCAGGACTTGCGGCCATCTTTTTTGTTTTCTTTTTTTCTATCAAACTCTTCTAAGAGTTTTGTTTTATTACACCGAGTACAAGTCTTATCAAGAATCACTTAGCCTCGCCCCAAGAGGGACCTTCTTCTAAATCAATTACACTTGGCACTTTTAATTCAATGCAGTGTTCCATTATCTCTTTGATTTTACTAGCTTCTTCAGGTGACTCAAAAGATAAATCTAGTTCATCATGTACTTGAATCAAAGGTAAAAAACCTTCTTGATATAAGGTAACCATAGCTTGTTTAGTTTGATCTGCTGCTGATCCTTGTATTAATCTATTTAATGCTTTGTATGTCCATCCTCTTTTTATTCTAGTGAACCCACCATACTTACGCTCTGCTTCTTCTTTTGGTAAAGGAAAGCCAGCACCAAACTCTAAAGGTTCCCATAAATCAAAACGACATTTACGTCCTTTTATAGTTCTAATAAATCCTATGTCTGCTGCTCTCTTCATAGCGTTCTTTGTTAACTGTTTAACAAAAGGAACGTTAGTGTGATACTTAGAAAATAATTCTTCTGCCTCAAATTCTGTAAGATTTAATTCATTAGCAAGTTTACCTTTGCCCATACCATACATCATACCAAGATTGATTGTCTTAGCTTGCTTACGTTCAATGCCTGCCATGTCTGCTACAGTTTGATGAAAGTCTATGTTACCTGAATTGTATCCTTCTACTAAATGATCAGCTCCTTCTAAGTTTGTAATAGATGCATAGTGCACTAGCAATCTAGGTTCTTGTTGAGAGTAATCAAAGCATCCCCATTTCTGTCCCTCTTCAGGGATAAACAATCTTCTGATCATAGGACCTATCTCTTTATTACGAGCAGGGATTTGTTGCAGGTTAGGATTCTGCATACTTAATCTACCAGAGATTGTACCTCCCTGCTCATTTCTCATTTGGTTGATTTCAGCGAAAATCCTCCCTCCGTTCTCGTGCTTGAGGATACTGTCAATGAACGTGGTTCTTGCCTTATTAATTTCACGAGCTTCCACCACCATTCTTGCAATAGGATTGCTATGATTTGAAAGAAAGTCTTTGTCAAATTTAGGCTGCCCAGACTTCGCAGTTCTCTCATAAGATATTCCAGCTGCATCAAACGCTTTAGCGACAGATGTCGGAGTCCAAACATCAACATGGATATTTGTACTCTCATGGATTTTTTTAAGTATCTTTTTCTCTGTAGCAAGTAAAGTTTTCTTTGTTCTCTCTGCGTGATCAACATCTACTTTCACCCCCTTCTTTTTCATTTCAAATAAAACAGGAAATAAATCTGTCTCTAACTTGAACACATCTAATAAGTCTTGTCTAATTATTTCTCTCTTTAAAATATCCCATAGCTTTAAAGTTAAAGCAGCATCTTGTTCTGCATAAGGACCAACGTACATAGGTGGTAGTTTCCACATCTCTGTCTTTGCGTTAACACCCCAACTTTTTGCCGCTTCGTATAAAGCTGATTGAGATTTCTTTTCCCCTACATATTTTTTTCCTAACTCATCTAAAGAAAAACGCATGGGGCTATTCTCATTTACGATAGGCCCTGCTATCATTGTGTCAATAATGCGACCATGTACTTTTAATCCCATTTGATGTAGCCAACCCACATCGTAGATAGCATTGTGAAATATCTTATCACATGGAAGTTCTAAAATTTTTTTAAGTTGTCTTGTAAAAACTTTTTCATCTAAGTTACCTCCGCCTTCATGGCGAATAGGAAAGTAACCACACCAACCTTCAACAGCTATAGCAACACCAATAACATAGCCTTTGCTAACAGCCCACCCTGGACCTATGCCACTGTTTAATCCTATGTCTCTTGTCTCTAAATCAATAGCAATTTGTTTTGCGTCAGATAAATCTGGTAGTCGTTCCGGAGGAGTCCACTCACTTGGTGGTTGAAATAATGGTATCTGAGTCATCTTCATTGTCCTGTATCTCACCCGCAATTGCTGCATATCCCGCCATGTCTATGTAACAATCCTTCGTGGGTCTATGTTTAATTCTTGCTACCTTTACTAGGAGCATGCATATCGCTACATCATGCGCTGATATTTCATAATCTAAATAGGAAGACCAAAGCTTAGCGATGTTCTTATGATTCTGATACTTATCACCATAGTCATGCTGACGTTGACCAGTTACTATCCTTGCCGCAGTATCTAAATATTCTCTACTCTTCATCTTTCTCCTTATTATTAATAGATCTTAAATCATTTCTCATAAGTTGTAAATCAAGCAATAATAATTTCAATTCCTTGTCTACTTTTTCCCGGTTTAACTTAGGTAATTCAGCCCTTATTCTCCTTACCTGTTTCTCTGTAACATCTAATTGTTTCAGTGCTGTATCTATTGTAAACATTATGACCTCCAAAACATTTCTGTGAATTCCTTATCGGTTTGAGAGCGAACCAAATGCAATTCATTTTTTGCTCGTGTCATTCCCACATAGAACACACGTCTCTCTACATCTTTATTTCTTCTATACTCTTCATCAACTTTAAAAGATAAGTCAGAAAATAATAAAACATTACTCGCTTCTCCTCCTTTAGATCCATGGATAGTAGAAAGTTTTACTCTTGCCTCATGATTTAAATTTTGATTACGTCTTAACGCTGCTAATAAATAAGCTACCTTCGTCGGTGGTATTCTATCAAGTGCATTATCCCATCGTAGTTCTTGAGATAAAAGTAAACCATAATTATTTTTTAACTCTTCGTAAGTATATTCTTTATCTTCATTAGCTCGGGGCATTGTCTTTGATCCATAACTAACTCCTACATCTACATTCATGTAATGATACATTGCTTTGATACCATCTAGCTTTACTGTTTTATTTCTAGTTAAACGTGTCCACGTATTAATAGCTAATAATAAACGATCACTTACTGATTTAGAATTCTGTCGTTGATAAAATATACCTCTTGTCTTTAACTCTTCTTCTATCTTGTCTAATAAATAATTAGTGCGTGTAAGTATAAGCCAATCATCTTTTAAAAAATCTGTGTTGGCGTAAGGATTGACACGTGTCTTTAATAAACCTTCACGGTCCGTGGCCTTCCAATCTTTATGTACCCTATCACCTACACGTCCGATCACTGCATTAGCTCTTTGTTGCACGGCTAACGGTACACGGAACGATTGATCAAGAATAATTCTGTTGCCTTTTAATTGTTTAAATCTCCATGGATGTGCACCTGCCCATTCAAAGATAGCTTGATCATCATCACCTGCAATGTAAGTGTGTGTAGAATTTTGAGATAAGATATCAACCATATTCCATTGCACACTGCTAAGATCTTGTGCCTCATCAATGATAAGTAATTTAAGTTTAGGCGCTTCTTTTCTTCTATTAAACTCAATAATCATGTCAGTAAAATCCATGAAACCATTTTGTTTTTTATACTTCTCTAAACCCTGTGCTATCTTACGTAATTTTAAAAAACCTCCAGGCAAATGTCCTGTTTCTTTTTGACAGAACTGATGCTCAAGACTCACGTCTTTTATTCTCGCTAAGTCTATGATGTTAACAAACTTATCATCCTGCCACCCCATACCATAGCTGTCATATTTATTTGTAGGATTAGATAGTTTTACATTTAACAAATCTGATACTTCTTTATAATCCGCATCGGACATTAACGACGAGTCTGTTAATCCTAACTCCATGTAAGCTAGACTATGTAATGTTCTAAAGTATTTAAAATCTTTTTTATCGTACTGTGGAAACCGGTCCACGGCACGAGTGATAGCCTCGTTCGCTGCTTTACGAGTGTAGGCAAAGTATCCTATCTGATTTGGTTGTATTCCTTTTGCCAATCCTTCTTCAACTATTGTTAAAAGTTTATGTGTCTTGCCTGTACCTGGAGGACCAAAAATTATATT